CCATCTCTAAAGAAACCCATAACCCATGCTCCAGGCAATGCACCAGTAGGAGATTGTCCTATACCAGCTATCGCAGCAGAGGTAATTGGCATAATTGGAGATGCCCAAGGTAGCGCATCTGTAGGTAATTGTTGTCTATCTTCGGTATGGTATCCGATAATACGGACTCGAACTCTACCTAAAGCCTCAGGGTCTTTGACATCTTCGATGATACCCTGCCACCAGACCATACCTTCTCTACCCATAAAATTCATCATCTGGCGTTTCCTCGATTTTCGACTGGAATTGGTATTGGAGATGGCAATGAATCGTTGAAAGAATCTTTAACAACTTCTATATCTGTAATATATCTACCAAATTGCAATCTGTGCCGAATTGCCATGATTAAATATTTACCACTGTAATATTTATCTATTTCATCTGGGTCTGTCGAACTAAATAATGGAACATTCAAATCAATACAATCCCCAACTGTCAAATCACTATCTCCATATACACTTATTGTGCATTTTATGTTCTGCATCAATTGTCTGTGAAACTTTCTTTGAAGAAATATCTTTTCTTGATTCTGCAAAGGCTTTCCAGTTTCTAGTTCTGTTTCGGGAGCAATATATAATGTGCTTGGATTATATTGAACACCTGTTCCGCTAACATCATGTATAGGGCCATCATTCATATATTGATAATCCATATAATTATCCCAATATGAATGTTCTAAAGTTTTGAAATTTCTTGTAAGAAGGTCAACGGTAATTAAATTTCCGACATACATTCCTCTCATTATGTTATCGATAACAGAAAAATTAGAATCAAAAGAATAATCAATTACTTTCTTGTTTTCCGAATTCTGTCCTCCAGGCCCATCAACATTTTTTAAATCTCCAAGATAAAATTTATTTTTTGAGGTTCCTTGTGCCAAAGCTTCAATAGGTTTTAAATGATATCCTTTAGAATTTTCAAAAAATGTATAAGAAGAACTTTTATAAGTATCAGAAAATGCCTTTCTACTTAAAAAATCTAAAGCCTTTATCGGAGTCATATTTGGAATTACGATTCCAGTTTCCGCATCATATCTATCGTCGCTGGGCTCAACTTCTAACTGTTTTGTTGTTCCTATTTTACTAAAGACTTGTTGTGCTATTTCTGTAGCACTACCCTCAAATCTTTCTGATATTCTCATTTCGAAATTTTTTATCATATCTTCAGTAACTAGCTCTAAATTATATAACTGAGACAAACCATCAGTAGTGAGACCAGAGATTTTATGAACAATCATATTCATATTAATAGATGTTGTACCACCCATTGTCATAAAAGAAAAAGACACTTTTTCCTGTCCAATGATCGGTAAATAATTTAACATTCCACCATCATCGCTAATACTAATTCTACAAGTCATGTTTGGAGAGAATATATCTTCAAAAACTTGAATAGACATTGCCATTGGCATTAGACTTCTTTGAAATCCGTTGTGAGATGTTATTGTCAAATCATTTATTTGATAATCACCTAACTTTGCAAAATCAGACATTACTTAGAAATCCTTTCCCATTCTTTCAAAAACTCTGAAAGAACTTCTCTTCTCATAATTTTTATTCTTCTATTATTTTCATTTAGATCAAATTCATATTCATATGATGAATATTTTTTATATAATTTTTTTTCTTGATCGGATAAATGTGTATATGATTCGGAAGAAATAGTGTGGTTATATTCTGTGTGAATATAATGTTTAGGAATTTTTTTTGCAATATCTAAATGAAGAACTTTACTATCAGTTGTCAACTTTTCCCAAGCACTAATAAAATTATTTGTAGTTTTAACATTCCCGTTCCAAATATAAAAATCACTTCCAACTCTAGCAAGTTGTCCTACTCTATTACCGCTTCTTTGTTGTAAGGAATTTTTATCAGAATGTTCAACATAATACTCATCTTCTCTATTTAAAATATCAATAAAACCTCTCACATCTCTATACTTAGAAGATTGATAATATAATCTATTAGGCGCATCCATAGGAACATTAAATGTCAATAATCCATTTGACAATCTATTATTTTCAATCCCTTCTCTATATTCTCTAAAATAACTCTCAGAAGTGAAACTACCGCCATCATCTCTAGTAATGTATAATCTAGAAACATCTTGTCCTGTAAAGTTTATATTTACAGTAGAACCTCTATAAATTCTAAGAGTCATATTTGTGACAGGTATTTTTGAGGTTTTTGAAGAAACTACAAATGACTGTGGAGTATCATATTGGTTTAAAGTTATAAAATATTCTTTATTGTAAATTCTTGATTGTGGTTTTCCATTAGAAATAAAATTCCAATTTTGACTTGGGCCATCAAACTTATGAGTCTGATCCAAATCTTCCAAATATATTACATCGCCGTCTTTTGGATCAGGAATATTATTTTTCTTTGTCAGCGCCTTTACTCTTTTTAGGTCAAAATATGATAATCTTTCGGGATTATAATTTCTCTTTAAATAATTCATCAAAGAATATTCTGATTTTGGCCATTCGCTGTAAATATCTTTAATATCATTTAGAAGTAATATTACCCAAGATAATTCTGGATCTCCATAATAACGAGCTGCAATCAATTCTGCTGAATCGCTGTCAGAAACAATATAGTCAAAAGTTGACAATGGATTATTTACATATGATTGAATTATGTAAGAATATTTAAAAATATTCTTTACTGGGCGAACCCTACCATCAAGGTTCATATCATATACTATATTTTGAATATTTTTAAACATTTTAGTAACCCAACTGTACGTCTGATTTTGTTATAAGTTGAACTTCTTGGAAAGTAAGAGTTAAGTTAACAACCGCTGGAGCTCCAGTTTCTCTAAACATTCCAAACGAACCATTTCCACCATATTCAACTTCGCAGTCAGTTAATACGCAGGGTTTGATTTTATTTAAATGTGAAGATTCTCTTCCATCAATATAATATTTAATTCCAAAAAAGTTTGGTGGAGTAAAAAAGTTTCCGCCCGACGTCAGTTCGGGCGACATTTGCGTTCTAAAATATTTAATTATATTTGTTAGTTGTTGAGATTCGCCTGCTGTTTTTGGCATCATATTATATTGATATGTAAATTGTCTATAATCTACACCTTGAAAAAGAACATGTCTATTTGCTGCTGCACCAGAAACTCCTACTGCCTGAGAAGTTACAGCTGCGTTGTCGCCAATGGCTCCAAAGGCAGCATTACCGGCCGCGGTGAGGCCATCAATGCCCAATTGTTTCAAATACTTCTTAACCCCACTGAGAGAAGCAGGATCATCCACATTTCCACCAGCGTTGGCGGCGGCCGATAAGAGAGTTCCTCCGTTTGTTCCTTCATAATTTGATTTTGTAGAATTTTTAACATTTTCTGGAATATAAAGTTTCACAGTTCCAGTTGCCCTGGCAGAAGCAGCACCTCGACTTTTTATTTTTGTATAGCCAGGAACCTTTCCTTCATATCCAGTAAAAAGAATATAATCATTTTCAATAGCATTAGGTCCGTCTATTGGATATGATCCTTCAAATTGACTATACAGGCCAGTATCATAATTACTTAGTCCAGCTGCTTCTTCATATTCACTCATCTATTTTTCTCCTAAATAGTTAAATATATTTATAAAGGTTTTTTTCATCTAAATGAGAAGATTTACATATAAAGGAAAATACAACCCAAATAACCCACAAAAATACGTTGGGAATGTAAAAAATATTGTGTATCGTTCTATGTGGGAAAGACGATTCATGAAGTATTGTGATGAAAATCCTGATGTTTTAATTTGGTCTAGTGAAGAACTAGTTATTCCTTATTTATCTCCTTTAGATAAAAAAGTACATAGATATTATCCTGACTTTCTAGTTAAGGTGAATAGAGAAGGAAAGCCAAAAACAATTATAGTAGAAGTAAAACCCAAAAAAGAAACCAAGGCACCCAGAAAAAGACAAAAAATTACACCTAGATATTTGAGCGAAATGAAAACTTGGTCTGTAAATGAAGCAAAATGGAAAGCCGCAGAAGAATTCTGTAAAGACAGAAGTTGGGAATTTAAAATTATGACAGAAGATCAGTTAGGAAGATAACATGGCAAATTTTGCACCACTATTAAATAGACTTGCCGCTCAGGGTATTACACCAAATACAAACAAAGCAAGAGAATGGTTTCGAAAAAAGGTCAGAGAAACTAGGATTAGTAGAAACACACTAGCAAATGCATCTGACAGAAAAGTCAGCGGACCACAGATTGGTTCAATGTATTGCTATTACTATGACCCAAAATATGCAAAAAAATTACCTTACTATGACGAATTTCCTCTCATATTCATGATAGATAAAATTCCTGGCGGATTCGTGGGAATCAATCTCCATTATGTCTCTCCAAGAAATAGAATTGTAATCATGGATGCTTTAACCAGAACAGTTCAAGGAAAGAACTATGATGCCAAAACAAAATTGGCAATTTCTTATAATGTCTTAAAAGGTTTGTCTAAATATAACATGATAAAACCGTGTGTGAAGAAATATCTATATACGCATGTAAAAGGTAACTTTGTAAAAATAGACGCAAATGAATGGGACATTGCTCTGTTTTTACCAGTACAAAAATTTAAAAAAGCAGCTGCATCAAAAGTTTGGTCAGATTCTGCTAAGGCAAGATAGGAAGATAAATGGCCTCAATATCTGAATTCATAAGTAATGTA